TACTTCTGTATCGCAAGGAAATGTATTTAAAATATCAACCATTTCTTTAACCGTCATTTTACCCCTCATTCTGCAATAACTATTTCTATATCATCTTTGTCATTACTTTTTCTTAATAGGGACGTGTTACATTCTTTGACTGCTTCAATGTAGCGAGCCAGCGCTTCTTTTGCTCCTTCTGCATTACTGTACTCACGAGGTGCAATACTGTCATCATATTCTTTCGCACTACCTCTTACATATATAATAGCTGGTGTTAGTTCTGGACTACTTATACTTTTAACCTCAATCCCATTAGACGCACAAAATTTAAAATCCCCTCGTTTAATCCCATCTCCCTGCTCCAGCACTTTCATTAACAATACATTTTCGACTCTCCAAAATTTAATTTTTAACATTTTTACATCTCCTCCTTACTTCTCAACCTTTTCAATTCTTTTTTACCTTCTGCCGACAAGTCGTTTTCGTCTTTAATATTATTAAGACACGATATTACTCTGTCATTCATCATAACTTGAAAATTTTCGTTCTTCGGTAATAGGCACTCTGTTTCTCCTTTATGGAATACGCATTTTTTGCAGTTACAAATCATTTTAATTCCCCTTTCCGTATTCTTTTATAACTATATTAAGTTGTCTCTCCTTAACTTATAGTATTTAGCTCAAATCACTTTTTAACTTTAGTGTTCTCAACAACTTTCCGTCAGCAATATCGTTTACCTTGTCAGTAGGTATATCAAGTAGATACTGTATTTGTGATAGCATAACAAGAACATCTGAAAATTCCTCTGTTATGTTATCCATTACTGTGTAAAATGGCTTTCTTACTGGTTGTCCTTTGCCTTTATAACGCATATACTTTGTTAAAGATTGAGTTAATTCGCTCATTTCTTCAATAAGTAAAAATACCTGTGCGTCACCGTATGTATCAGCAATTTCTCTCCACCCTTTTGCAGATGTCAAACCAATAAGTTCTAACGGATAAGTGTGTTTAGTTAAGTCCGAAGAGTAGATAGGGTTATCACCATACTTTGACTTAACACATTCTACTTCTGTTTCAAGCAATTCATATTTCTTATGAAACACGTCTGGCTTACAAGGGTAGTATTCGCCACGCAATCCTCTTATAATGTAATCACCGACATTTGCTCGCATATCACCTTCAAGTGTTCTTATAACTGGAACACCTTCGACAATATAGATATTTGTCTTTTCAGGTGTATTTGCAAACTGAATAATCTCTTGCATATTATCACCTGTCCACTCCATAGCATTTATTTCACAAGGTTTCGTTTTATACTTCATCTATAATCTTCCTTTCTATTAATAATTTCGTTCTTCACAAGCAGATGTTTCTTTAGCTTCCTTTTCCCAAGAATATTCCCAAGTGGAATTAAACACTCTCCTACCACACATTGCATAAAGCCCTGTACAGTAAACCCTTAGATATTTACAACCAAAACAACTCTTATTACTTATACTTTGCATTGCTCTCACCCTTTTCAAAAGATAACATTCCTGTTTCGGTTAATGGTATCGTTTCATTAATCTTTATCTATACTGCTCCAATCAAGTCGTTGCCCACAATCAGGGCAGAAATTACATTTGTCCGAATAGTCCAACTCAAACATATGTCGACAAGTAGGGCAATAGCCAGTGTCAAATACTATTCCACATTCATCATAGCCGTCACCTTCAAGGTCAGGAACATCTGGTTTATTCCTTTCAATCATATCAACAAAATCAACATAATCTTTATCAGGGATTGCAACAGTAACCACCTTATCATTACTATTAAACATAAGTTGAATTGACCGCAAACTTTCAAGAGGTAATTTATTAAGAGCATTACCATACCTTACACTCTCTTGTAAATCTCTTATTAAAGTAAATCTCTCAAAGCCTCTTACTGCAAGTGCATAAGTAGAATATAATTCAAATTGAGGAAAAACGTTATTGCAAGGCACAAAAACACCGTTAGTATTTTGTGAAAACTGTCCCATACGGCTTGTTTCAATATACTTTCTGCCAACTCGTGTAACAGGTATAGTTTCAATTTTACCATACTTTTCTGAATACCTATCCACATTTAAAAGAAAAGCGTCAGTTCCAGCTTTAAAATTCTTTATTGTTTGCACGTTTCTCACACTCCCTTCTCAGTGTTTCTGTAAATTCTTCTTGTGACATTTTATCACTATCACCCTTATAAGTGATTTTTCTACTGTCATCAAAGCGTTGCTTATTCGGAGAGTTACGCAACTGTCTTTCAAATAATTGTCTTTGTCTACGCATATATTCGATATTGTTTTCGAGCATATGCTTTTGTATTTCTTTTGAAGTCTTTACATTATGAAACATAACATTTACGCCAATTATAATAACAAATAAAGCGAAAAGAAATAAAAAGACCCCTAAAGTAATACATAAGATTTTAAGCATTGCCACTACCTTCTTTCTGACGTTTGTTCTTGTAACACTCTCTTTTATATGCGGCCTCTTTTTCAGCACAAGCTATACACATACGTTGTGTTCTTTCAAGTGGTAGAGGTTCACCACACTTAACACATAAATGATTTTCAATTCTTTCAGCACGAGTTTTTTTAGCCCATTTACGCTTACCTGCCCTTACGGCATATAACTTTTCAGGCGACTCTTTATAGTTTCGGGCATTATTTGCCTTTCTTCTATCCTTACACTCTCTGCACGTTAAACTTCCTTCTTCTGCTGGACGCTTATGGCAGTTAGTACAGATACCGTCTTTCTTATTCTTTTCATACCTGTCTTTTCTGTATTTTTTATAATAGTCACTGTATTGTTGATAATCTGACATATTGATTACTCTCCATTCTTTTTAATTCCTGCAACCGTAAAATCGTCCAATGAAGGGTGATTTACCTTTGTATACATAGCACACACTATATTCCACAAAAATGCAATGTTATGTGGTTCATCTTCCAATCCCACCATTACCTTTGTTAAGTGCCTTAAAGCACTGTCTATAAAGCTATGTAAAGGTAAACCTTTTTCCCAGTTTCTTGCTTCATACTTCAATGCCCCATTCTCATAATGTTTTGCCAACTCCCAAAGAGTGTTAAAGAAAAAGGTAGTGTACTCACTGTTAAGTGCCTGTATGCTATCCAACTTTACACCCGACTTATAAGCGTTTAGAATTACGCCTAAATGAAACGTTGACAGTAGCGTTTGATAACTACCCAATTTTCTGAACAAATTTAATTGAAAATATATCTGTGCTATAATTCTTACTTCAAGCTCATCTAACTCCCCCTTTTTTGGTGGACGTTCTTCAATAAGCAATGTCCTAAAAATCGCATTATAGTCATCAACATTAAGTTGAGTAACTATATTTGATATTTCTGCTAAAGGTAATAAGTCAAACCTACCTTTACCCTGTACAATTTCTCTCATTGCACCTGTTTCAAAATGTGTTCTTTCACCACTATCTTGAAGTGGTGTTTTAGCTTTTATCTTATTCATTTTATTATCGCTCCTTTACTGTAATTGCATTATACACTCTTTTATCCCTGTTGTCAAATAAGGAAAATCCTCACTCCAACTAATAAGGTAGCCTTGCTAACCAATATAAAAAACTAAGCATAATAAAAGCTATAAATATCACAAAGATTAGCAACCCCAACATATACTCCCTAAACTTCTTACCCACAATATCACCTACATTCTTCCGACATTATGCAGGCGAGTTTCTTCTGAAAAATCATTTGTCCTTCTTGTAACTTCCCTACTTAATAAGAATATTGCGTCATCAATATTTTCAATTTGCAATCTAAGGATTGACAATTTCTTTGTCAGGTCAATGTATTCTTCATATAAAGGTTTTACTTGTGGCTCTTGCACCACAAGTCTTTCCTTTGCTGACTCTGCCATTTTAGCAGGTAAGTCTTTATAATATTCTATACTTAATTCAAGGTACTTTCTCTTTGCTTCTTCAACAAAGATTTCCATACGCCCAACTAAAGTACGCATATACATCTTTTGTTGAGTGAAAGCATTGAGGTGTTCACCAAGTTGTTTTGCCGTCAACTCTGTTATTTGTGCAGGTAAGCTCAAATTATCTGAATTTATATGTAATGAATTATTGTCAGGCTCAAAGAGGGTTACACCCTTATCCTTTAGACTGCCTTCCATTCGTTGCATATAACTCTGACGTGCTTTTACAGGGTTAAATTTTGGCATACGTCATCACTCCTTTAATTCCAACAAGCAATTCTATAATTGCACCAACGGCAACAATCATCTGTCTTTTTACTTGCAATACGAGGTGGTACTTCACCATTTGCAATATAATCGTTCAGGCTCTTATAATCATTAAGTATCTCTGTCATTAAGCCTTCCGCTTCTTTGCTCTTTGACGAAATAACAAACTCTTTCAAGTCCTGTGTGTTCTTATTCTCATAAAGAAATACTGCTTCTGTAACTGGCTGTTTCAAGCGATATAGAATATTATCAAACAGATTATGCAACTGGCACTGGTATTGTATCTTTTCTTCACGAGAATACTTTGAACCACCCTTTAGGTGCTGATACAACTCTGCATATTCGGCAAATCTCTTTGTCTTACTACGCTTAAACTGTAAGATATTCTTATACCTTCTGTGCAACTCTTGTCTACGTTGCTCCGCACAATAAACGTAAACAAGCCCCTGTCGCTTATGTTCAGGCTTAGGCTCTTTCAAAGAGCTAAAGCCCCTATCATTTATGGACTTGATTTCAAGAATGGCTATTCTTTCAGTATAACCCTTTTCATTCAAAGGTGTTAATGCAAGCACACCGTCAGTATGCCCCTGTATATTATACTCCACATTATGTACAGGTAGCTCGTCCATAAGTAGAATACCCATATCCTTTAGATACCCTTGCAATCTTTCGTGTACCCCTGTACCGTTGTCAAAGATACGTTGTGAACGAGGTGATATACTGTTAGGGTCAGCTTGTACACACTGTGTTCTTGCATAATATCTTTCACGAGGACATCTGCCGACTTGTGACGGAGCATTTACGTCAATCGCTCTGTTTTCGTCTGTTTCATTAGCCTTTTTAGCTAAATACAAGTCCAAGTCTTTAATCACATACCCTTCATTTTTCATAGCGTCAAATAAGTTCTTTAAAGCCATTTCTTGCACCAACCTTCCTTAAATGTGTTTATCAATCTTACACTTCTGTTCAGACTAAAATTACCTAAAAGAAGTCCGATAACAGACAGCCACTCAAAAGCGGTAAATAATATGTAACTTTTCTTAAAGCATACTATTGCATAGACTATAACTGTTGCTACTGTAAATAACCTAAACAGCACACATAATATATTTGTTACTTTTATGTATCTCGATACATCTTCCATTTATTTATCCTCCTTTTTCTTAAAGAAAATTCTTAGAAATACACGCATACCTACTAAGCGTATAATACCTGTGATAGTGCAAATAATCGCATTAGTCATTGTCATATTAAAAGATAGCACATCTTTTTCTACAAAGAATATCGTCCCGAAAATAACCATTAATGCACCTGCAAACATACAAAGTTTTTCACTCACATTGATGATAAGACTTAGGGTATACAATTTCGTTAGTTTATCCATTACTCTGTCACCGCCCTGCACTTAAACACTGATGTGAATATAAATGCCATCTGTACTATCTGTAATATTATAAATGATAGTACACTGACAATATTATAGTTTAAACCAAGTGTTTTATTGAGTAGCCACCCCATAAATACACTTATACCGACAATAACCACTGACATAAGTGCTATGATTATAAGTAGAGCAAAAAGTATCTTACTTACATATGCAATATTAAATTCATCTCTGTTCATTATTAATTTCCTCCACACATTCTAAGAAGTCAGACCATTTAAGAACCGCCAACTTGTCACCTGACAAAGCCCACTCAACAATCATAGGTTGATTATGTATCATAAACTGCTTTTTATCAACATACAGACTTTCAAGTTGTTGATATATTTTCTTAGATAGCTTACTTTCAGCCAAATCATAATAAGCTACAACCGCCATTTTATCCTTACCATTGCATAAATCAACAGACATTACAGGTAAGCGGAAATTCTCTTTAAGAGCTTCTTTACTTATCTTTGTCCACGTTTTTAGTGTC